GGGATTTTGTTGAATCCACTGCAACGGTTTTTGAGATATGATACATTCATTTGTTGGATATCTTTAATGTTATACATTATCGTTTGTTCATCTGGTGTTTGTTCATATTCTGTCAGAATGCTTCGCAATTTGAGATTTATTCTCTTGATGCAGTCCCATACTGTTTGCTTAGTGTAGTTCAGTTTTGATCTACCTTCGTGAACCCAGTATTGTTCTGCTGATCTGAGGTGTTCTGTGACTTCTTGTATTTTACTGGAGGTCTCTGGACTGGCTTCTTGATAGATTTTCTCTTCTTTATAAGGAGATGAATATTCTTCTAGGAAGTCTGCGGTTAGATATTCAATTTCTCTGAGGTCAGTATCTTGTATGGATTTTTGCCAACAGCTTGTTATACCTTTACTAATCTGAATTCGATCCTTATAAGGTGATGAATTAAAGATAAGTTTCATATGTAAGGTGAGTTCGGTTTGGTGTTTCCTAAAAGGAAGCAGACCGAATCCGCCATATAGTTCTGGAATGTAAAGGGGACAGTGTTTTTTAACTTGCTGTAGCTCTTTGAAGTATAGGATATTTACTACCTGTCGGACTCTTTTAGCTAGATTGGGACTGGATTGGGTAACAGCGATGTTATTCACTTCTTTAATGCGAATGAATCGATCGAATTCTTTATCGAAGGAAGAATCTGTTTTGGTTGATAATATGGATTTATACTCTGGAAACTTGAGTATTTCTCTGTGTTTGAAGTCGAGATAGGTTCCACAGAATAAGCTTATTCTCTTTGAGAAGAATTCTTTCTTTTTATTCATTTTAAAGCCTAGTTTCCCCATTTCTCCTAGGTAGCGGGAGATGGTTGCTAGATCCCAGTTTGCTATTAGATCGTCCCCAAATATACAGCTATGATGCCAATCACCTGCTTTATAGCAGGCATAAAGATGAAGAAGGCAGAGAATCGGAAACGATAATCTGAGACCCATCTGAGTTCCGCTTGTCTGAGGATAGGTGAGTTCTAAGTATGAGTTGCCTTCACTGTCTTTTTTGAGGCTTTTTGTAGTTGGTGTTATTTGAGTTTTATCTTTGATTTCTTTTTCTATCTTTGATACGATTTCTCCGGCATTGAAGATTCTTCTTTGTTGGATGTATCTGGGTTGATTTGGATCTCCATCGATATACTCTACGGTTATATCATTTGTCTCTGTCTTTGGATCTGTTTTGATTATTGATATTTCTTGGAGGAAGAGTTGGCTTTGGTCGACTAATTTTCTGAGATTTTTGTATCGATCTTCAGATAGGTCTAGGGAGGGTTGTTCTTTTTGAGCAGTAGTCTCGGTTCCTTTTGTATAGAGGGATGGATGTTCAGATTCTATGTCTGCCCAAGATTTTTGGAGTTGGATCGTGTTTACCTTATTATAAGGCTCGTATTCGACTTCGATTTCGAAGGTACATAGAGGAAGATATTCTATTTCAGGTTCTTTAGAAACTAATTCTGTAATTAAGTCATGAAGCTCGAGTACTCGATTCCTTAGGGAGTTGATTAGAAATATAGGATTGCTGATTGGTTGGAAACCGTCTGGTGTTTCAATTAATAGTTTATTATAGGTTGTTACATAAATTGGGTTACCCATAGATGTTTCGCCTGTATCGACTAATTGATGGAAATCAATGAAAAGTTCTCGATTCGTTGGTTTTTGAACACTTCCGATTGTTCCTGACAATTGTCCTTGGGAGATTATTAAGTTAATATGGTCTTTCAATTCCTTTATTCTAGCCCAGTCTTCTGGGTTTACTTCTGACATAGTTATAGGTTGTAGTTTCTTTGGTTCTTTTATATCGTCGTTGATCTTTGAGGTTTTTGGTTTGATAGTTTCAATCATATCAGTAACTTCATTGAAATGAACCGACGGTATTTGTATACATTTGGGGGTTGAGATTATAGAAGGTTGTAGCGTCCTTACTTGTTCATGAGATTCGGTAGGTCTTCTCATCATTCGTCTTGATGGTCGTCTCATTCCTCTTCCGCCTCTTGTAGGTGGGATTAGATTGAAGATGGAGCCAGGTTCGAATTGAGGGAGTTTTCCTTCTGAATTGAATGGCCTTGTTTGGGTTTGAGTCCCTTCTGCCTTGATACGGTTTTCATCGGGTCTAAAACTTGGAAGGATATTTCTTTCTATGGTATAAGATCCCTTGGTTTCCGTGATGTCGTAGTCTTTGATTATGAAGTATCTATCGTCATGTGATTTGGACACAGTTTTAAGTGCGATTTCCTTTTCTAAGGGGGTCCATTGTAAACAGTTCG